TGGCTACATTGCTTTTCAATATGGAAGAAACGAATTGATGAATACAGAAAGACTCAGACCACCTCAGTCTTTTGTTATGAAACCAGAAGTAGGCAAACTATTAGTATTTCCTTCTTGGTTACAACACATGGTATATCCATTCAAAGGTGAGGGTGAAAGAAGAACAGTAGCATCTAACTTAAATTGTTGGAATGTTCCAGATGTGGCTGATCAATTAAAAGAATCTTGGGAAGTTCCAGAAGAATCATTAACAACGGAGAAAACAGATGTTATATCTTAATATTTTCATGTGGGTCACAGCCATAATAGCAATAGCTTCATTAGTTGCTGCTATAACTCCCACTCCTAAAGGAGATAAATTTTTGGCTCAACTATATAAAATTATAGACTTTTTGGCCCTTAATATTGGCAAAGCCAAGGATAAGTCATGAGCTGGTGGGGAAAAGTAGTTAGTTTTTGGACAGGCACGGAAGAAGTTAAAGTTCGTGCTAGAACTGAGGAGGGAAAATTTGTAGCCGACGATAAGTCAACTCCAGATGTTAACGAAGCATATACTACTAAAAGAGTTAAAACTAAAAAGAAAAAGTAAATGACTAATGGCATTAGAAAAATTTATACTTCGACCAGGAATAAACCGAGAGGGTACAGACTATTCTAATGATGGCGGATGGTTTGACGCTAATCTTGTAAGATTTCGTAAAGGGCTACCAGAAAAAATTGGAGGCTGGGCTAAAGCTACTACGAATACTTTTGTAGGAACTGCCAGGGGTTTACATGCTTGGGTAGATCTATCTCTTAATAAATTTTTAGGAATAGGCACTACTTTTAAATACTACATAAGAGACGGGCAAAACTTTTATGACATCACACCATTAAGAGTTACTACTGCTGCGGGTGATGTTACTTTTTCAGCTACAAATGGTAGCTCTACGATTACTGTAGCCGACACAAGTCATGGCGCAGTAACTAACGACTTCGTTACTTTTAGTGGTGCTTCTAGTTTAGGCGGTAATATAACTGCTGCAGTTTTAAATCAAGAATATCAGATTGCAACAGTAGTAAATGCTAATTCTTTTACAATAGAAGCAAAAGACACATCAGGAACTACTGTTACAGCAAACTCTAGCGATAGTGGTAATGGTGGAAGTTCGGTAGTTGGAGCCTACCAAATAAATGTAGGATTAGATGTTTATGTGCAATCTACAGGTTGGGGAGCAGGACTTTGGGGAGCAGGAACATGGGGGTCTGCTACAGCAATCACGAAAAACAATCAGTTAAGATTATGGTCACACGATAATTTTGGCGAAGACTTACTTATTAATCCAAGACAGGGCGGTGTATTCTATTATGACACCAGTGCTGGAACATTAGGCACTACTAGAGCTACAGCATTAAGCGATTTATCGGGAGCAAACTTAGCACCTACAGTAGCATTACAAGTTTTAGTTAGTGACATAGACAGACACGTTATTTGTTTTGGTGCAGATCCAATATCAGGTAGCTCACGTTCAGGAACATTAGATCCTATGTTGATAGCTTTTAGTGACCAAGAAAACGTAACTGAGTGGGAGCCTTTACCTACAAATACGGCAGGGTCTTTACGATTGTCCGCAGGATCTTCTATTGTTGGAGCGATTAGAGCCAGACAAGAAACTTTAGTCTGGACGGATACTTCTCTTTACTCTATGACATTTGTAGGCCAACCATTTACTTTTGGTGTTAACCTAGTGAATGAAGGTGTCGGTTTGATTTCTCCTAACGCAGCTATAAATTCACCTAAAGGTATTTTTTGGATGGATAAAAAAGGTTTTTATGCTTATAACGGACAGGTACAAGATGTCCCCTGTAGCGTTCAAAATTATGTGTTTAGCGATTTTAATGAAGGACAGTCTTTCCAAACGTTTGGATTTTTAAATAAACAGTTTGATGAAGTAGGATGGTTTTACTGTTCTGGTGACACAACTACCATAGATAGATACGTTATATACAACTATGAAGAAGGAGTCTGGAGCATAGGACAACTCAATAGAAGTGCATGGGTAGATGAAGGCATATTTAATAATCCAATGGCTACTTCATCAGGGTATCTGTATAACCACGAAACAGGTAACGATGATGATGGTTCGCCAATGGACAATGTGTTTATAGAGTCTAGTGATTTTGCATTAGGTAACGGAGATCAGTTTCAATCAATAAACAGGATTATACCTGATGTTAAATTTACAGGAGACGGAGGCACAGGGCAGACAATAAATTTTGTTTTAAAACAAAGAGACTTCCCAGGAGACAGTCTTATTACTGAAACTACAAGCACTTGCACATCTTCCACAACTAAAATAGATACAAGACTTAGAGCAAGACAAGCCGTTCTTAGAATAGAATCAGATGATGATAACAGTGAAGGAGCTCGTCTTGGTGTGGGTTTTAGGGTGGGTGCTACACGCATGGATTTAAAACCAAATGGCAGAAGATAATGAGTAAACTGTTAGAAACAAAATTACCAGTAGCTATTGGAGAAATATCTCCTGAAACTTTTAACAGGCTTGTAAGAGTTTTAGAGCTTTCTTTAAATAAAGTAGATATAGATTCTACTTTGTCTGTAAATGAAACTCAGCGTAATGAAAATAAATTTCAACAAGGCGATATTATATGGAATTTAACTGCAGAAGAACTGCAACTATGGAATGGTCAAGAATGGATAAGTTTATACGAGCGAAAAGAATTTGGCGTAGAGGGTGTAGCTTCCTTGGGCAAAGTTACGGTATCTACAAACGGGGCGACAACAATAAAAATATAATGGATAAAGATAAGTTATTAAAAGAACTTATGTTAGACGAAGGTGTTATTCATGAGATTTATAGGGATCATCTTGGATACCCTACTTTTGGTGTAGGGCATTTGATAACAGAAAAAGACAAAGAATGGGGGTTACCTATGGGTACGCCTATATCAAAACAAAGAGTTAAAGAATGTTTAGAGCAGGATGTAGAGATAGTTTGCTCAGAGCTAGACAAGAATATGAAATGGTGGAGAGATCTTAGCGATGCAAGACAACGTGTTATGGCTAACATGTGTTTTAATCTAGGCTATCCGAGACTTAGTAAATTTAAAAACTACCTTGCAGCTGTACAAGAACAAGATTGGAAAACAGCAGCCGAAGAAATGTTGGATAGTAAGTGGGCTAGACAAGTAGGAGATCGAGCAGTAAGACTACAAACGATGATGTTAGATGGCTAAAAAAACTAAAAAGAAAAGAAAGAATGTGTCAAACTATAAGAAAAAACTAAGGAGACCATAATGAGTCTATACGAAAATATACATAAGAAAAGAAAGTCAGGACGAAAAATGAGAAAGAAAGGTGCTAAAGGTGCGCCGAGTGCTCAAGATTTTGCCAACGCAGCAAAGACAGCCACAAAGATGAAAAATGGCGGTGTGTTTATGCCAGGCAAGACGATGGTGCAAAGTAAAGGTTGCGGTGCAGTATCAAGCGGTCGCAGGAAAAAAACTAAATTATCATAGGAGAAAACAATGGCAAAAAAATTGTCTCGTAAACAAAAAAAGATAGCTCAAGTAGCTAAGCCTCGTAATAAGATTACAGGAGCAGATTTTCAAAAACTAAGAAGAAGGAAGAAAAAATAATGGCTACAAGGACTGCAAAAAAGAAAACAGCTAGAAAATCAAAGAAGAGCGGTGCTAAGCCCACTAACCCAGCTTTGTATTCTAGAGTAAAAGCCGAAGCTAAAAAGAAATTTAAGGTCTATCCTTCTGCGTATGCCAATGGCTGGTTAGTGCGTACGTACAAGAAGCGTGGAGGCAAGTACGCATAATGGCTAAGCCTAAAGGCGGACTAACCGCATGGTTTGGAAAGGGGCCTAAAGGTGATTGGGTGGACATCGGTGCACCTAAGAAAAAAGGTAAGTTCCAAGCTTGCGGTAGAAAGTCTGCTAAAGGCAGTAAACGTAAGTATCCAAAATGTGTACCAAGATCTAAAGCTAGAAGCATGACAGCAGCGCAAAGAAAAAGCGCAGTAAAAAGAAAGAGAGCAGCGGGCAATCCAGGAGGGAAACCTACTAATGTTCGCACCATAGTAAAGAAGAAAAAACCTGTAACTAAAAGAAGAACAGCAACTAGGAAAAGAAGACGTGGCACGAAAAAAAGCTAAACCAATACGCAGAACGACTGGTAAAGGCGGTAACTATCGTCCTACCAAGAAAGGTGCAGGCATGACTAAAAAAGGTGTAAGAGCCTATAGGAAAGCCAACCCTGGATCAAAGTTAAAAACTGCTGTAACAGGTAAAGTTAAAAAAGGTAGCAAAGCAGCTAAAAGACGTAAATCTTATTGCGCAAGATCACTAGGTCAATTAAAAAGAAGCTCTGCTAAAACTAGAAACGATCCTAATTCAAGAATTAGGCAAGCGCGCAGAAGGTGGAAGTGTTAATGAAACTAGATATATTAAAAAATCTTGTAGGTACGGTAGCTCCAACTATAGGAACAGCATTAGGCGGGCCCATGGGTGGTATGGCTGCTAATATGATTTCAGAAGTATTAGGCTGTGATCCTGAACCAAAGAAGATACAAAAGGCTATGGAAACAGCTACGCCTGAACAACTGGCGCAGTTAAAGAAAGTAGAGTCTGACTTTGAAGTGCAAATGAAAAAATTAGATATAGATCTATTTGCACTAGAAACAGCGGAAGTACAAGATGCACGGAAGAACTTTAGCAAAGATTGGACAGCTAGAGTAATAGGTATATTTGTTGTAGGAGGCTTTATGGGCTACATATTTTTAGTAACTTTACAACCACCAGAACAAAACTCAGAAGCATTGATAAACCTTGTATTAGGCTACCTTGGTGGTTTAGCGAGTGCTATCATATCTTTTTACTTTGGGGCATCGAACAAACAAGACAACGAATAGAAAAAACGATAATATAGAGAGCATTATGGCAGTAGACTTTAGTTTTTTAGACGATCTTTTTACAGATACTGATTTACCACCAGTTGATATAGCTACGTATGATCCAACTGAAGAGTTTGATCTAGACTACTCCTATGATCCTAGCAACTATGGTATAGGCTCTTTTGACGTTAATGATTTGTTTTCAGACTTTAATATGACAGATTTGCTAGACGATAACTATAACTTTACAGACTATAGTGGTCCAGGAACTGCTTCCGATCAAATAGGCAATTTTTTAGATAATATGTATGACGACAAGTCTGAGTTTATAAGCTCTGATGTGTTTATGGATGCAATGAACAATAGACCAGGCTACGGTAATTTAGTAGATAGTTTTTTAGAAAATAAAGGTTTAGGAAGTTTAGAAGATTATCTTGCTGGCCCAGGTAAAGACGACGAATATATAGATTTAAACTTCCCAGAAAAACCTGGCATTCTAGATATTATTGCAGGTTTTTTTGGCGCGGACAGAAAAGGAGGAAAAGACAGGGCTCAAGGAATTATGCAAGGAGTCACTGGAGGCATTACAGACTTTGCTAACTCCCCTATAGGACAATTGCTTTTGTATAACTACTTAAAAGAACAAAGAAAAGATGATATAAGAGTACCTATTGGAGCAGAAGCTTTTGGCGATCAAGGCCTTGGCAGTATGCCTGACTATCGGGTATTCAACATACAACCTGCACTAATGCCAGGTGTTGCTTACGCTAATGCACCGCCTCCTGGAATGAAACACGGTGGCGTACACGGTGCTGGCAAAGATGAAGGTCCTGGAGATATAACACTAGCAAGATTAGAACCAGGTGAGTTTGTTATGACAAGAAAAGCCACTGATAACATTGGAGCTAAGAATTTATACAATTTAATGAAACAAGCAGAGAGGATGGGATAATGTCAGTTAATCCAAGTTTTTTTAGTGGAACAGCAGTAGGAGGTGGACCTA